TTTAAAGTAAAATTTACCCTCAGTTATAGCAGTTGGCGTTGTTAAATCTTCATCAAGATATATATTTGTTCCAATTAAAACTCTTTTTCCTATCATATCAGCACAAAAGGCTTTTATTGTATCTTTTGCTTCTTTTACTGCATATACTCCTCTATCACTATCAATAAAAGGAAAAATTGCATCTAAAACAGCCATACTTAGCTTATCAAAAATCCTCACTCTTCTTGCATCTTGTAAAAGTGCATCAGCAGAGCAAGTCTGATAGTTCCAAACTCTAATACCTTTGTAGGCAATAAAAGATGTTATTTGATTGTTTGTAAGTAAATCTGTCTCATCAGGAAGCCCCATAATAAACTGTGCTTTGTTTTTTGCCTGTTTTACTGGAAGTGTTTTATTAGATAGAGAATAGCTCCATCCTACACTTGTAGTTAAATCACTTCCATCGACTACACATCTAAATACACTTAAAATAAAGTTTGCGCTAAATTCATCTGTATCATCAATTAAAGTATTCCAGTCCATTAGATTTGTATAAACTGGTGTAAGCCTCTCACTTCCAAATTGATTCCTTTTTGCTATCGCATCGCTTCCATCTGTTGCATCAAGGTCTATAAATCCTCTGGCTTTAAGTATATTTATTGTTGCTAAATACTGCTTTGCAATATCTATATCAGTTGTATAATCCGGCACACTGATAACATCAGGTCTTAAATCAAAATCCCCAGGTGCATTTTTAAGTTCAGCTATTGCATTTATAATATTGGTTTTTAGAGTATCTGCATCATCATCGTATTTTGCAACACTAATGATTGTCGGCACCACTAAATCATACTTATTGTTTGCCCAGATGAGATACTTAAACAAATTTCCTTTAATATTACCTGCTGCAATATTAGCTTTTACATCATCTATACTTCTACCATTTAAAAACCCGTTTAACGCTTTTGCAAAACTATCAAAATAAAACATCTTATTCTCATCTACCTCATTACTCACCAAAACTATCGCAATAGGTTCAGTCGCAGAGACTCTTACAGGTCTTGCTCCTATTGCTCTCCAATTGCTTACTACTCCTCTTGTTATAGGCATTTCTCCTCCTTAAAAGTTTTTAATTAAAAAATACACTATCCACACAAATGGGATAACTGCTAAATCTGGTAAATCCCATTTTAGGACATTCCATCCCATATACCAATGCCTTACCGGTATGTGCTCCTTAATCTCGTAATCCCGACGTTCCCTTCCTAAAAAGAAAAAAGTTGTAGCAACTGCACCTAAGAGTAAATTTTTTGTAAAAACAAAAGAAAGTACAAGAAAAGCTATGCCTATTAATATATGCTGCAAAGCATTTTCTAAAGGTGTTCTACCGCTTTTGTCTCTCATGATTGTATCCTTAAGTCTTTTACAGCCTCTAAAAGTTCTTCGTATGTTTCGCAACCGTTAACTTTTTCTTCAAGCTCATTGCTTTTTGTTCTAATTGCTTCTCTTTGCGTTAGAATATCCGCATATTTTTCTTTTGTTGCTTCTACATCTCCACCTGTTACTTGTATTTCAGCTATTTTTGTGACTACCCAGTCCGTTTTACTTAACTGTCTTCCCGCATCCCATCTGATAGTATCAATAGCACAATTTCTTAACTCTTCTAAATCATCAGGTATTACATCATTTTTCTTTTGAACAAAATCAATTACATCTTTTGCTATATCTGTGTAAATTTTTTCTCCATTTTTATCATATCCGATAACTTCTTTTTCTATTACAGTTTTTGTAACTTCTTCCGCTACTGTTTCTTCTATATTTGTATATACTTTATTTCCTATTTTTAATACTTTAATCATCCTCTCCTCCTTTAATTACTTAAATTAAGATTACATGTTAAATTAACAGGGGTACCACTATCTGCATCGTAATTAACACCCACTACATAATCTTTTAAATTACTTGCAGTTATTACATCACCATTAATAGTATTATCTGCGGCAATTTTTAGTATTCCTGTATAAGGAACTGCATATAAGATACAATCATCTGAAACATTAAAATTACATTTATACCATTGAGTTGTTAATGCCGCACCTATTTTTACAGGTGCTGTTAAATCTACATTCATTTGTGTTAAAGCACCATTATCATCTACTAATCCAGAAGTTAATTTTAAAACACCGTGCGGTATCCATATACAAGCGGGACCATTTGTCCCTCAAATGTTACGTGTGTTCTAATTTGTAACATACAAAATCTATCTGCACCAATAGGAGTTCTATAATTCCCATCTCCTAAATCAATTATTTTAATTGTTAATTTTGAAGCATTATTAACATTATTATCGTAACTATTTATATAAATTAATTTATCATTCATAGATACATAACTATTTAATGTATAATCCCCCATTAATTTTATATATGTTGTTAAAAAACGAGGAGCTTTTTTTATTGCCGCTTCAAGCGTTCTTAATGCTTGGTCAGGTAAATGTCCAGGATTTTTATCACTTCCGTTTGTAGGGTCTACGTATAATGTGACTGCAATTAGCGGGTCATTCTCATCTCTTAGTATGTAAGGGTCTCTTACACCATTAGTTAATCTCATATTTGTAAAAGTGCAACTTGTGTGAGTATGAAAATCAACTTGGTTAGCGTCCCTTGTTATAACAGTATCTATATATGTATCATCGCTTAATCCTGTAAAATTACACCTAATAGCATAACCTTTAATTTGGCTTCTTAAACTTTCAACTATTTTACCTTTAACATTTATATTTAATACACTATCGTAGTCCCCCAAAATACAAGTTCCAATTGTATCTACAAATCTTATAAGTCCTGATGTGTTATCTGTTATGTTTATTGTAGAAGTTGTCCCATTTCCTGCATAAATTTTTATATATCCAAAAAAGTCTGTAACAACAAAACATTGACTGTCAGATTTTGTTAATGTGTATCCATTAAGGCGAATTAAAATTTTTTTACCTTTAATATAAATATTACTAGCTTCATTACTTAAATCATAATCGTTAAGTAAAATAATTATTCCATTTCCGCCAACAGGTACACTATCTACTGCCTTTTTAATAGTTTTAAAAGGACTATCACTTGTCCCTGTATTATTATCATCCCCGTTTACAACATCTACATAAAAAGTTCTGTTAAACTGCCCTAATGCACCTCCTACATCATCCCACACTCTTTTTCTAAATTTTGCATTATTCATCTGTTTTGCAATAAGCAAATTTCCATTTTCATCTATATACGGAAGTTCTACATCAAGTGGTTTCGGATTGTAATGCAAATCATACATTTTCCTAAATATATTTGCAGCGTTTGTTGTTATATTTAAAACTTTTTGTGCAATTTCTGTTATATTAATTCCCATTTCCTCTCCTTAAAAGTTAATTTTTAGATAAGTTCCAATTATTCCTATCTTCTCGGCATTTTTAAGTATCTCATTACCTAAATTTGCATTGCTTTCAAGCAAACTTAGTTCAATTTCACTAATTTTTTCTTCATTCTCACTTGCTCTTGTCTCTAAACTACCTAACCTTTCATTTGTCTCTCCTTTAAATTTGTGATAATCATTTGATATGTCATTTAAATTTGTTAGGTTTGCTTTTATAATCTCAATATTCTTATTTGTTATTTGTTTAAATTTGTAATAATCAGCTCTTGCAATCTGTAACATTGCTATATCTTCACTTGTTTTCAGTGCTAATTCTCCTATGCTTGCACTGTTTCCTAAAATCGCCAAGTCTTGCTCAGTCTCATAAAAAGGTAAATATTTAAAATCAATCAAGTTTTCAGCATTTTGATAAACAAGTTGTATTTTAAATGTTTGTCTTAGCATTGGTGGGAACGGAAAAGGCGGTTTTGCAAGCATAAAAAGAGTTCCATCATCCAAATAAAGCCCTGCGTTTTAGTATATTTAGCTGCTTCCTCTGGTGCTACATCACAAACAAACTCAATTGTGTTTTCATTTATAGTATTATAAAGTGTAATATCTTTTTGTATCCAACTGCTTATATCTTCAATTGTCGGGTCAAGTGTATAATCTTTATCGGAAAATTTAAAATATTTAGGCTTAATAAGCTTTCCTACAGCACTTGCATCCATAAGTGCTTTTATACCGTTACTTGTAATAATGCTTTGTCCTACTGCTCCCATATTATTCCTCCATTATTGCTACTGCTTCTGCTTCTCCCATTGCACCTACTAAAGGATAGGCAAAAGCAGTTGCAGAGTTTGTAAATCCATCTATCATTTTAGATTCGCTCACACATTCCCCCATATTTCCTGCTTTTAAATTTAAATTTATACTTGTTTTATAGGCTAATATAAGCTCATCAAGTCTACTTCTTATATTTTTTGTAAATTCAATAAGTTTTTTTAACTTATCTACAAATTCAGGTGTTATTTCTTTATCTGTTAAAGATAAATCTAAATCAAAAATATAAGGCTCTTTTCCTGTTTCAAACCATTCTTTAATTTCCGCTTCTATATCAAGAGCTTCAAACACTTTTTTAATTGCACTTAAAGTTCCAAGTTTAGGATAATTTCTTTGTGCAAAATAGACAAGTTTCCTTGTATTAGGTCCAAATTCTCTAAACATTCCAGCCTGATATTCATCAACCATCAAGCTTAAAAACTCTTCATCTATTTGTAAAGCATTGTTAAAATCTTTAATCTTTTTAACCTCTTCTTTAATACTACTAAGTTTTTCACATCCAAGTAAATCAAGAGCATTTATAACTTTATCTATATTTGCAGGTAAAATAGTTTTACAGTTCATTGCTTACCCTATAAGAGATATTTACGCTATTTAAAATTGCAATGGAATAATCATCTATTTGGATGTTGGTAATTGGATTAGTCAAACTTACATCCACTACGCCATCAACCATTAAAGTTTTGATAATTTTTGCGATACTTACATCTTCACCTATGCTAAAAGTTAAAATTTTTAGATTATTAATTGCATTCACATAAACACTGCTTGTATCAACTCCACTTTTTATAGTTATCTCTCCCTCTATATCCACTAAAACCTCATTTGCTTTTTTAACTTGCACCAAATCAGTCAAAGGTCTTACATCATCAGCATTTAGAGTATTTTCAATTCTCTCTTGCATAATTTCATCTGCTTCAGGAGAATAATAAACTACATCTACAACACCAGCACTTGGGCTTAAAACTTTAACCTCTTTTATTCTTTCATCTGCGCTTAATGCAAAAGATTTATAAGTTAAGGCACTTCCCGCTGTACTTTTATTTGCAAAAGA